TATTTCATCTTCAACCGTCATACATATTGTTCCTGTTCTGCTCATAATTAACATCTTGAGATGTATTTGATGATGCTTCCAACTCTGTTAATTTAAGTGCTGTTTGAGCATACAACTGGTCATACTTAAACTTTATATCCTCTAAATCTTTTTCAGCTATCTGCACCGCCTTAGCTTTGTCTAATTCAGCCTTTAATTGCTCTAACTGAATCTGAAATGATTGCTTCTCCATTTCACGTTGATGCTTGCCTAACTCAACCTGTCCTTTGATAGCTACATTCTGCATCTGCGCTTCTGCTGTGGTTGTTGCTGACTTAGCCAATTCAGCTTGCATACGCATCTGTTCAAGTTGTGCTTGTTGTGCTTCCTGCTGTTGTTGCTGTTGTGTTTGTTGCGCTTGTTGCGCTGCTTGTTGACCTTCTTGGCTTGATGGATCAACAAAATACTTGTTAGCTGAATCTAGTCCTGAGAACTTGCAGAAGTCATCTATAGTTGCATATATTTTGGTAGGATTAGTTAATGCTTGACCTGGTATTGCCATAACCTTTTCTTGCAACATCTGAACCTGTTGTATGGCTGCAAGTTTAGCTCTAGTATCACCAGTTCCAGTTCCAACACGAACAGAACTTTTTGTGCGTTCTTCCCACTCTGCTGGATTAACCTTTACCCATTGACCACGAAACTTAAAGTCTTGCACTGTATCAACATGCATGGTTACAAGATCACGAATTTTGTTGCATAAAGGTTTAATACCAGTTTCACAAATAACACGAATGATTAAGCCCACCAATTCTTCTTTGGCGTTCATCATACGCTCAACACCTTGTGAGCCAACTGCGTTACCGATGTTTTCAGGTGAAGCAGTACCATCACCAGACACACCTGTACGTCCAGCCTTAACTTCATCAAGATACTGCATCATGGTAAAAGCAGCATCACCAATAGCAGGTGTTTGCAATGGCATTATTGCATCTGTTCGTTTTACCCGTATTAAACCACCAGGTCTTGATACCAAAAGATCATCAAGATTAACCTGACCTTCAAGTACAACATTACGTTGGTTATTTTGCAGATACATGTTATCCATGATGTTACGGATAATCGCAGTCTTGTTGTCTTGTATAGACTTCAAACGGTCAAATATAGATAGACCTTGAAACTTATGCGACATTAAGATAGCGGTAGTTGATATCCAAGGCACACTATCTATTTCTTCTTTGTTTAAGATAACAGTAGGAGTTTCAACACCAGCCACTGTAATTTTCATTAACTCAGCTATACCATCACCATTAACATCCAGTTTCAAGTAGCACTCAGTAACTTCTACTAATCTGTTAGCATCATCTGAACTTAATACCGATGGAACTTGTGTTGGTTCGTTCTGGTAATTAAATCTATATGCAGACCTAAGTAGATCAGAACTTACTAAGTTTTCAATATCTTCATCCTTGTAACCTTCTTCCCTTAAATCAGATATAGTTTTATTAACTATATGGCATGTAAATCTAGCATTAACTAAGCTAATACTGTTGTGCTGTGTATTAACTCTAAATTCTTCTGGAGCTACAGGATCAATGCAAATCTTCCCACACTTCTCTGTTACCTTAATCTTTGCACTATAAGTAACAGGTTCTTGTTCTAATGGATTTTCTGATTGGCTTTCATCTTCAGTTAATTCTAATATCTCAGTATCTTCATCCATCAAAGCAACAGCTAACTGATCTTCTGTTAAGCCTGAATAATTGTATGTGGTTATCTTTTCATCATCTTCATAATAAACTTTCAACATTCCATTGCGTTGCATAAGCGCATCTTTCACAAACTGATGGATTAAAGTAAACCCATCATTTTGCTTCATCAATACATCATATACATATTCTGATTCAATCTGCGCCTGTAATTCATCAGCCTCATTAACAGCATCAAAAACCACCACCTCATTATTCTGAGTAAATGACTTCATGATCTGAGGCATTATCCATTCAATAGCATCAGCAACATCTGTTGATACTAAACTGGAACGTCCTTCCTGCTCATTGCCTAACGGAAGCCCAAGATAATATCTTAGCGGTTCTTGCAGTGAAGGAGATGAAGTTGTGCTGATATTAGCATTAGCCATTTCATTCTGGATAATTGCCAATATCTCTGAATCAGTCATTTTAGCCATTATTAGCAGCCTTTTTTCTTACCAGGCATCATTGGAGATGGAGCTTTTTTTGATTTAGACTTAGCCATTTTTAATCCTCTGTTGTTAAATTATACCGCTTTGTATATATGAATAATCTAATGCTCCTGAACCCCAAGAGTCATTGGTCATATTCTGTTCTGCCATAGCAAGATATCTAAAGCAATCTGCACCATGAGAGCTATCATCATGTAAAGGCGCACCGAATGTGCCTGTACTTTGATTTTGTGTGCGTCTATAGCGTTTGATCTGGTTAAGTAGTTCAGATGCTTTATTATCAATCCAAACTCTACCAAACATCATCCTTGCCATCTTAATTCCTTCTTCTATATCTTCACGACCTAGCACATTAACAGTACGACCTAACGCCATCAATATTTCTTCAGTAGACTTTCCAGACTTAAAATCTCTGCTTCTGCCATCATGAGGAATATAATCTGTGCCGTAATTGTAACCCTTTGATCTTAATTCATCAATATAACTATCTAAAGTACGATGTGAATCTTCAATATAGTCGATAATCCTAACTTCACCAGAACCTGAACGTTGCACCATCATGATTGACATTGAATCGTTCCATCCTAAGTCCCAAACTGTATGAACCTTTAACAGTGGATCGTATGGAGCATTACCAAGTCTGCGTTCCAGATGAAGTTTAGTTATCTCATTAACATAGATAGCACCTTCAACAGCAGGTCTACATTCTCCGTCCCAAACTGTTTTGTATCCTTCAGGATCACGTTTTAACCAGTTTAACCGTTCCTTCTCAAGCTCATCAGGAAACCAAGGATTATCTGAATAGTTGCATTTTATAACAACAGCTTCTTCATTATCTGTCAATACAAATCTTTTGTACGTTTCATCAGTATCAAGTTCTGGATTAAAAGTTATCCATATCTCGCTACCAGGCTTTCTAATTGTTGGTATTAAAACGTCCCATGACTTCTTAGTGCAAACCTGCGCTTCCTCAACCCAGCATATATCAACACCTTCAAAAGACTTTAAGTTTGTAATTCCTTGTTGACGAATACCTGCAAAGCTAAATTCAGAACCATTGATGCCAACTATCTTTGTTTCAAGTACAGTAAACATGTGCTGTAAACCAAGCATGTCAATCTGATCTTTCAACAGTTTATGCACTGACTCTTGTATAGACTTTTGCGTTTCTCGAGCGCACAACACCCTTATTGGTTCATTAACTGCCTTAATAATTAATGCTCTTGCACAACTCCAAGATTTACCTGATCCACGTCCGCCATAAATAACCTTGTACCTTTTTGGCTTAAACAGTTCTTTTAGGTTAGGAGGAAACTTAGCCTTAATCGTCGCCAAACGAAACCTCTATTCTGTGAATAACAGGACCACCATCTGCACCAGTTACAGTGTTATCAGTTCTTGCAAGTTTTGGAACATGATATTCAATAACACTTTGAAACAACTGAAACGCACGCTCTGGATTTGTTTCAGCCACTTGGTCAAGCCATCCAGTTAATCTATGTGCATTGCCATCAACAAAATCTGCTATTGCTTGTCTTGCTTGTACAGTTGCAACATTTTGCACACCTTTTTGACGACCACCTGTTTTTTCTCCACCTGCTTTTCCTAATGTTGCCATATCTAATTTTGTCTTCTTTAGACAACTCCTTATCTAAAATTTATATAATGTTTGTATCACATTATAAAAGTTTTGTAAATAAATATTGGTAAATCATTTTTATTTAAATTCCGCGAGTTATACCTAACTAACCTAACCCACACTTAGAGTGTGTGGGTTAGGTTAGTTAGTTAGTTTTTAACTTTTCAACTAGGTTAACCTAATACCTAACCTAAGGTTAGGTTAAACAAGTCTTGGTATTCCTAGCATGCACACTTGTACTAACCTCTAACCTAACCCCTAACCTTAGGTTAGGTTAGGTAAAATGTAATATTTTACCTAACCTCTAACCTAACCCCTAACCTTAGGTTAGGTTAGGTAAAAACAGATAATAAAATTCCATCTTTTTCTTCTAAAACTTTTTCTTTTATAAGTTTGTTTAATGCTTTTGTAATATTAACACGAGTAGAGTAAATTTTTAAATTATGGATAATGTCGACATTTTCCTCATATGTTTTTCCAGATATTATAACTTCTAATGTTTTTTCCTGAAGATCAGTAAGTTTCCTTTTGGATTTAAATGATCTATCAGATATTTCAAACTTACAATACCATATAGCGACTTCTTGTGATATACCCCAAGGAGTAGAAATAACGTGGTGATATAATGTTCCTGTTGATACAAGTTCTATAAATTTAGGAGTATGTCTACATTTTCCTAAAGTGATATATCTTTCTGCATTTTCTCCAATAGTCAATGACATAGTACCTTGCACATCAGTTTCCCATGCAGCAGCACCAATGGATGTTAATGACGTTGGATTTGATACATCTTTATTACCTTTAGCAATATGACGAATAAACCAAACAGGAGTTCTATGTCCACTTGCTTGACGAACAGCAGCTATCATGCCACTAGCTTCACCATTATGGTTAATGTCATTTACTTCCATGCAAGCATTGGTGGTATCTAAAATAATTAAAGGTTCTACTAAATATTCTGTAGTTTCACCAAAATCTCCTATAACACTTTGTACATATTGATATTTACCTCTTAAATTTTTTACAAATTCACCTATGTTTGTTTTAGACATTCTTGCTGCAGGAATTACATGAAACCATTCAGAAAATTCATGAGATGATATTTCATAATCTCCATGAGTTTTTATTGAAAATAAAGATTGATTAACTTGTTTAACATCTTCTGCTATATAAATAACTTTTCTTCTTAATACGGGTTTTAACCAATCGTTTTCAGCACATAACCATGCAACTTTTGCAGCTAAAGGTACTAATTGGGTTGTTTTACCAAATCCTGCCCAACCAGATAATGTGATAGCACCTACTTCTATGAAATTATCAATTACAAATTCAGTAGGTTGGAGTTCTTCAATTCCTCCTGATATAATAGCAAAATCATCAAGATTCATAGGACGATAATCAATCCATCCTGCTTCTTTTGCTATATTGAATATAGCATCAATATTTGGTGTTGCACCTTCAGCACTTCTCCAAACTCTCATGGCATCAACAGGATCATATTTTTCTGATAATTGACCCCATGAAAGCCATAAACCTAAACCAATATCTCCATATCCGTATAAATGAAATGATGCTTCTTGCCAAATTTTTCTATCGTCACAACCAATATAATTTAAAGCATCTCTAAGTTTAAGTTGTTCATCTGCTGTTATTTCATAAATTTCTTGAGTTGATTCAGATTTTTTCTTTTTAAATTTTCCTAAAATCTTTTCTACAAAAGGTTTAATATCTACAATGTTATCATCTCTAACAATATGACCTGTAAAAGTAAAATATCTACCGTGAGAATAAACTTCTATACCGTCATTTGACCATGACTCAAACTTTTCACCATATCCTATAGAATGATAACCTTTTCCTGAAGGACTAACTTCTACATAACTAGGAAGAGTATTTTTTAATTCTTCCATAATTTTAGGATTCAATTTATCATCAAGATCTATGCCTTGCCAAAACTTACCTGTTCCATCATCACCTAATGCAAAACCAAGTCCTGTATATTCTAAATCTAAAGCTTTATAAGCTTCTTCATATGATACTAATTTGTCATTATCATTATATAAATCAGATCTTCTAGTACCATTAACATAATAAGGAACCTTACTAGGTTTAGTTTTACCAGGCATCCATTCTTCTTTCCAAAGTAACCATCTTTTTGCTAATTTCATTTTAAATCTCTATTTTTAAGGAAAAAAGCAATTGCCTCTCTAATTACATCAGAAAAATTTCTACCTTCATTTTCGCATATTTTTCTAAGTTGGTTTGCAATATCTTGTGTTAAACTCAAATTATATCTAAACATTTTTATTCCCAGATTATATAGTAAAGATACATATTAACACAGATATAATTATTTTGTGTACATTTTTTTTAAATATAAGTATACTATGATTTCTTATAACAAAACGAGTATACGCTATGAATATTGAAATGATAAACGCACTTTTAAAAATATCTGAAGGTATTGCTGAATTTGCACATGCTGCTTCGGAGACTACAACTTTTAATGCTACAGTTCCTGAAGTTATAGTTCCTGAAGTTAAGACCAATGATGATACAACTCAAATTGATTTTGATACACTTAAAGTGATCATTATGAAATATGCTTCTTTAAATGGTAAAGATAAAGCTATTGAAATTTTAAAGTCTATCGCTGGTGTTGATAAGATTAAAGATATAAATTCGATATATTACACGTCAGTTTATAAGGAGTTTACAAAATGAAGCATGCAATGTTATCAGCATCAGGATCTAGTAGATGGCTTAATTGCTTAGGATCTGTTATTTTAAGTAAAGATATTCCTAAACAACCTTCATCTCCAGCGGCGGAGTATGGCACTAGAGGTCATGAAATTGCAGAACACTTTTTAAAAAATGATTTAAATATTTCTGATATAGACACTGGAAAAATTAAATGGTTTCCATTAACTATTAAAGAAAAATTAATAAATTTTGATGAAGAGGATTATGATTTTTTAACACACATACAATTTTATGTCGATGTTATACGAAGTATGGATATTCCTTTTGTTGTAGAACAGAAACTTCCGTTAGAGTTTATTACAAATGAAAGCAATGCAGAAGGTACTGCTGATGCTATTTTATTTGCAAAAGATAGATTGATTGTTGTAGATTTAAAAATGGGATTAAGTAGAGTTGAGGTTAAAGATAATACTCAATTGATGCTTTACGGGTTATCAGCATGGCATGAATTTGGTTTAATTCATGATTATCAAATAGTTGAATTAATCATTGTTCAACCTAGACTTGGTATTGTTGATAGAATTGAATATTCTATAGAAGAACTTTCTAAATTTCATAAAGAAGTTATAAGTATTAGTTCTAAAATTCATGCCATGATAGCCAAGACTATTCCTATAGAATATGCACCTAATCCTAAAACTTGTCAATGGTGTGAAGCTAAAGCATTATGTCCATCTTTGGCTAATAAAATGTTTGATGTTATTCAAGACAAATCTATAACGTTATCTGAGCTAGCACCATGGACCGATATTGCTAGAAAATGGGCAGATAGTATAGATATTCAAGTTTTTAATGAATTGTCTACAGGAAATAACGTCGAAGGTTATAAATTGGTAAAAGGAAGACGTGGTAATAGAAAATGGAAAGATGAAGACTTGGCAAAAGATTGGTTAACTATTAATATAGGTGAAAAAATGTATAAACATACAATTATTAGTCCTGCTGATGTTGATAAAATTTTAGGCAAATCTATACTTCCTAAAGAATTAACTTTACAAGAAGAAGGAAAAAATGTTGTTGCTTTAGAAAATGACAAAAGAGAAAAAATTGTTGTACAAATGTTCTAAAACATTTACAATGGTAAATAATAAACAATTTTGTTTATTATAACTTAACGAGATTACGCTAATGGAAATTTTAATAAATAACGCTAGACTTTCATATCCTCATCTTTTTAAAGCTTCTGCTTTTGCTCCAGGTCAAGAAGAAAAATTCAGTGCTACATTCTTATTAAATAAAGACGATAAACAAATGTTAGCAATTCAAAAGGCAATGCTTGAAGCTGCTGAAGCAAAATGGCCTAATAAAGGTCAAAAAATGTTAGATTCTTTTGATAATAGAAATAAAGCTGTTAAAGATGGTGACAAAATCCGTCCTGATGATAACGTCTATGAAGGCAAAATTGCTATTTCTGCAAGTAATAAATCAAGACCTTTAGTTGTTGATAAAAAACGTATTTCATTAACAGAAGAAGATGGAGTTATTTACGCAGGTTGCAGAGTTAATGCAAAAATTAGATTTTTTGCTTATGATAACGTGAGTAAAGGAATATCAGCTTCATTATTAGGAGTTCAATTTGCAGGAGATGATAGTCCTTTAGGAGGTGTTTCAACGGCAAGTGTTGATGATTTTGATGATTTAGATGACGATCTTTAAGGATTTAAGGGAGCGAAAGCTCCCTTTTTAATTATGAATTTATTTTTTGATGTTGAATTAATACCAAGTTTATTTTTAGTAGGATTTATGAATGAGCAAGGTGTTTATAGAAAATATGGTTTGGAGGATAAATCCCAAATCAAAAGATTATTAACTACAAGGCGTATTATTGGCTACAACTCTCAAAACTATGATTTACCTATACTTGAAGCTGTTATTCAAGGTGTCAGTTTAGAAAAATTAAATGAATTGTCTAATAAAATAATATCAGGAGAAAAGATTTGGCCAAAAGGTAAATACGACCATATCGATTTAATGCAAATAGCTCCTGGTTTAAAAATAAGTTTAAAACTTTACGCAGGACGCATGCATTTTAAAACAATGCATGAATTAGAATGGACAGGCGACGTTTCTGCAATTGAATCATATAATTTAAACGATATTAAAATTACTCAAGAACTATACAATCAAGTAAAAGATAAAATTGATCTTAGAGATAGTATGAGTTATAAAACCTCAATGATTTCTAAATCAGATGCTCAAATTGCAGAATACGTATTCAGAGAAATGATTCCTGACTATTCTATTCCTATAATAAAACCTGGAACTGTCTATAAATATAATCCTGTTGACTGGTTACCGTGTCCTGATTTTGTTAAAGATTCAGAATTTATTGTAACAGATTCAGGTTCTATTGCTCTTCCTAAAGAGATGAAACAGACCATTAAAATTGGTAACACTGTTTATAAAATGGGAATAGGAGGTTTACATTCTCAAGAAAAAAATATTGATTATATTGATGTTGAAGATTGGGATGTAGCTTCATTTTATCCTTCGTTAATTATGGCATTAGGTTTATACCCTGAAGGTTTAGGTCCTATATTTTTACACCATTACCAACAATTGATTGATAAAAGACTTATTGCCAAGCGTGTGGGTGATAAAACCACTAATGAAACATTAAAAGTGACAATAAACGGGTCATTTGGAAAATTAGGTAGTAAATATTCTTGTTTATATTCTCCTCAATTAATGATTCAAGTTACCATTACTGGTCAATTAGTCTTATTAGAATTGATAAGACTTCTTGAAGAACAAGGAATTAATGTTGTTAGTGCTAATACTGATGGTATTGTTGTTAAAGGAGATGCTAGACATGTTGTCGCAGGATTTGAATTATTAACAGGTTTTGATTTTGAATGTACTAAATATAAACGTTATTTTGGAATAAATTGTAATAATTATGCGGCTATTAAATATGATAATAGTGTAAAAACTAAAGGTAGTTTTTCTAAATCAAGTCTTATTAAAAATCCTGATAATGCGATTATTGCAGAAGCTGTTATACAAAGTTTATTAGGAGTTAACGGAGAAACTTACATTAGAAATTGTAAAGATATTACTAAATTTTTGCAAGTAAGAACTGTAAAAGGAGGAGGTATTTATAATGGTGAATACATTGGAAAAGTCGTAAGATATTATCATTCAACAATAAGTAAAGGCAACATTCAATATAAAACTAATGGAAATAAAGTACCAAAATCGGATGGTTGTATTCCTTTAATGGACATATCTGATTTTCCTAATGATATTGATTATGACTATTATATTAATGAGTATTATTCATGGTTAGAGAATCGGAAATTGAAAAAGACTATTGTAACCAAGTCAAAAAGATGAAAGGTCTAGCAATTAAATTAACATCAATGGCAGGACTTCCTGACCGATTAATAATTATACCAAATGATATTTATTTTGTTGAGTTTAAAGCACCAGGTGAAAAACCAAGACCTTTACAACAATTTGTAATAAACAAATTAAGATCTTTAGGAGCAAAAGTTTATGTCATTGATTCGTTTACACAATTACCAAATATTAGCAGTTAATCATCTTATTAAAAATAAACGATGTGCTTTATTTATGTCAATGGGAGGTGGTAAAACATTAAGTACATTGACAGCATTGGATATATTAACTCTAGATGAAGAAGTCTACCCTGTATTAATTATAGCACCTTTAAGAGTTGCTAAATGCGTTTGGCCAGTTGAGGTTTTAAAATGGTTTCCTAAATTAAAAGTTAATGTTATTACAGGAAGTCCTAAACAAAGACAACAGATTTTAAATAAAAACGCTGATATTTATACTATTAATTATGAAAATTTAGAATGGTTATCATTACAAGATAACCTTAATTTTAAAACCATAGTTGTGGATGAATCATCAAAACTTAGAGGATTTAGACCAAGACAGGGAACTAAATCAACTAAGGCTTTACATAAAATTGATAAAGCCAATAGATTTATTGAATTGACAGGAACTCCTGCCCCTCAAGGGTTAATAGATTTATTTGGTCAATTGTTTTTTATAGATGGAGGTTTAAGATTAGGTAGAACTTATAGCGCATTTATTTCCAGGTTTTTTACATCACATCTAATGCCAGGAGGTTGGTCTAAGATAACCCCATATCCTCATTCTTTTAATATGGTCGTCAAACTAATAAAAGATGTATGTTTGACTATTGATGTTAAAGATTACATGCCAGTCGATGAACCTATAGTAACTATTATAGATGTAGAACTTGATTTAAAAACAATGAATTTATATAAAGAATTAGAGCAAAACATGTTGATTGAAATAAAAGATTTACCTATTTCTGCTACAAGTGTCGCAATAGTTTCTAATAAATGCCTTCAAGTTGCATCTGGTGCTATTTATGATGATGAAAAAACTTGGCACAAAATACATGATGAAAAATTAATAGCATTAGATTCTATTTTGGAAGAATGGTGCCATAGACCTATTATTGTCGTTTATTGGTTTAAGTCATCTCTTGAAAGATTAAAACATAAATTTAAACATGGATTAGCGTTAGACAGTAATCCTAAAACTATTGACGATTTTAATGAAGGTAAAATACCGTTGTTATTTATTCATCCACAGTCTGCAGGACATGGTTTAAATTTAGCTGAAGGTAGTAATGTTATAGTATTTTTTGATATTAATTGGAATCTTGAATTATATCAACAGGTTATAGAAAGAATAGGTCCTATTAGACAAAAACAAGCAGGATTAAATAGACAAGTTTATGTTTATTATTTATTAGCTAAAAATACAATAGACTTTAAAGTCATAAAAGTTTTAAAAGATAAGATGTCAATCCAAGACGCATTATTAAATGGTTTACAGTAGTAAATTTATAAGTTATAATCGCATTTATGAAAAATCAAAAATTAATAAAACTAATGAAAGACTACGACTTGCGCGTTAACGATGTTGCAAGGATTCTTAATGTATCTCCAATGAGTGTTAGAATTTGGAGGTGTAAATCTGAAAGGAGTATAACTGAAAATAATTTAAGATTGTTAGAACTAGAACTAAAAAAATAAATTTTTTTGCCTATTAATGTTTACGGATGTAAATTATGATAAAAGATGTGTGGGATTTTCAAATTAAATTTGGTCAAATAACAAATAGTACACCAAGTCATTTAACTAAAAGAAAGTTAAATGAAAGAGTTGAGTGCATGCAAGAAGAATTAGATGAGTTCATTCAAGCATGTGAACTACAGGATCTTTCAGGTCAAGCTGATGCTTTGGTAGATTTAGTTTATTTTGCTTTAGGAACAGCAAATATGCTAGGACTTCCTTGGCAAATCCTATGGAATGATGTCCATGAGGCCAATATGAGAAAAGTTGCAGGAATAACAAAAAGGGGTCATAAAGTAGATTGTATAAAACCAGAAGGTTGGATAGGTCCTATTACTTCTAAGATTTTAATCAATGCAGGATATAAAGGTCATAATTTGGAGCAAGATGATGAGTGAAATAGATAAAACATTACAAGAACGTGGTAATAGATATGGAACCTTTGTTGATAACGCGATAATGTGTCAACTATTTAAAAATATTATTCGTCAAAGTCCACAACTTGAAGATTACCATATTGAGGCATTAGATATGATAACTCATAAGATTGCTAGGATTTTAAACGGTGATCCAAATTATGATGATTCATGGAGAGATATTGCAGGATATGCCATGTTAGTTGTAAAACATTTAGAGGAACAAAATAATGGCTAATCCAATCGACATTGTATGGCATAATCAACTAAGTAAAGTTTTGACTTATGGTAAAGATATAGCTCCTAGAGGTCAAAATACTAAAGAATTAGTAAATCAAGTATTTGAAGTTAATATGAAATATCCAGTTTTGATTTGCCCTGAAAGAAGATTATCTTATAAATTCATGGCAGCAGAAGCATTATGGATATTATCAGGAGATAATAAAGTAGAAACTATTGCTCCATATAATAAAAATATAAAGCAATTTTCTGACGACGGTATTATTTTCCAAGGAGCTTATGGTCCTAGAATTATAAGTCAACTTGACTATGTTATCGAGAGTTTAAGAAAAGATAGAGAATCAAGACAAGCTGTATTAACAATATGGAATCCTAATCCTAAACCTAGTAAAGATATTCCATGCACGGTATCTATAACGTTTCAAATTAGAGACAATAAATTAGATTGTTTTGTATTTATGAGGTCATCTGATTTATTTTTAGGAATCCCTTACGATGTATTTAATTTTAGTATGTTATCTCATTTAGTATGTTCTGAACTAGATAACGTAACTCCTAGAACTTTATACTTAACTGCAGCATCATCTCATTTATATGAAACAGACTTTGAAAAAGCAATTAATTGTTTAAAATATGATTATACGTCATCAGATCCTATTCCTAAGTTAACAAAAACTGAAATATTTAATGTTCTTCATGAGATAAGACTGACGGGCCAAGGTTGGTGGATATGAGACCTGATTTAGATCAATGGGCAATGGAAATTGCAAAAGTGACAGCTTCTAGAGCTACATGTGTTAGACGTAAAGTCGGTTGTGTTTTGGTTAATAATAAAGGTTATATATTGGCAACAGGGTATAACGGCGTTCCTAAAGGACTAAATCATTGTATAGCAAATGAATGTTCAGGTTCTAATGCTTCATCAGGAACAAGATTAGATGAATGTTTAGCTGTTCATGCCGAAATGAACGCTTTATTACAATGTAATAACGTATTCGATATTCATACAGTATATGTAACGGTTTCACCTTGCATTCATTGTATTAAAGTGTTATTAAATACTTCTTGCAAAAGAATCGTATTTTTAGAAGAATATTCGGATATTAGATCTAAAGAATTATGGTTATCTGCAGGACTTGAATGGAGTTTATTATGATTTTTAATCCTTTTACACCTATTCCAAAATCTGACAAATCCCATGTCAGAGGATGGGCACAACATTGGGCAGAATGCCTAGATGTATCGATTGCTGATAAAAGTACTAGTCTTAAAGGAGATTTATATTTAGACCATGGTGTGAACTTTGGAGGAACATTAAATTTATTTGGAGGAGTTAGCGATGAACTAGTTGATCGTATTATAGAAATGATTGACTGTCCAGGAGAACTTTATAGTTTGGATATAGATATGCCTGATTATGATGGAATGTTACGAAAAAGAGGAGTCACTATCACAGGATTAAAGGAAAGATTAGAAAGAGCTATAACTCTTAAACAATCCAATTTTCACAATAAATATAAAGTATTTGGCGATAGTCATGCCACAGCATTTGCTCCTAAAAACTCTCATATTATTAGAAATAATGGAATGACTTTATATAGAGCATTAGAAGATAATCTTATTCCAGAAGATACAGATTTAGTAGTATTAGGATCTATAGATATACGCCATCATATAGGTCGTCAAAAAGATTTATCAATCGTAGATCTTGCTGATAGACTTGCTATGTTTGTGTTTGACAACAACATGTCTGTAGCAGCACCTGTTCCTGTAGAATATGAAGCTCGTAAAATACCACAAACAGGATTTTATAAAGGACAACCTTTTACAGGGAAAAGACACGAACGACTTGCATGGACATTTTTATTTATAAATACACTTATAGATTTAGGAGTCAATGTGGTATCACCTCCTATGGAATGGTATACCATGGACCCTGAAGATTATGCTAAAGAGTATATGGAATTAAGTAGTTCTGTACATATTTCACCAAGACATTATAGAAGATACGGAGGATGGGATAATGTTTGAAATAACTAAAGATACATCAAATAAAGATGCTTTATTTACAAAAGATCAATATTTACGCATGCTCACAGGTTTTGAATCAAAAATTAATGAACCTGTTATTGAAAAATGGAATGATAGATATATTTTTAGAGGAGATTTATCAGCAACTAGTTTAAAAGGTTATGGTGCTGAACCTTTAATTTCAAGTATTAGAGAAAATGTATTGGTTTATTGCGCGCCAAGAGCAGGAGCTGCTGCTAATGCTGTAGCTACTATTGCTAAATTGTATAATAAAAAATGCATATTCTTTTGTCCAGCGTCTAAAATTGCATCAGATCATCAAGCCTCATTAATGAATTTTGATAATGTGGAACTTAGATTTGTAAAAATTGCAGCAATGCCTACTTTAAATATTTATGCTAAAAGATGGGCAGAACAAAAAGGAGCAAAATTTTTACCATTTGGATTATCAGGAGTTCCTACAGTAACAGCAGGACTTATTTATACAGCATCACGCATGAATATTGATCCATCAGAAGTTTGGATGAGTGTCTCTACAGGAACCGCAATACGCGCGTTTGAGATAGCGTGGCCTGACGCAAATATAAAAGGAATAGTAGTGGCTAGGAATATGAAGCCAGGTGAGATAGGAAAGGCCGATTTGATGTCTGCTACTATTCCTTTTTTAAAACCTGCAAAAAATCTTCCTCATTTTCCAACGACTGTAGCTTATGACGGTAAAGCTTGGGAAAGATTTGAAAAAGAGTCTAAACCAGGGTCAATATTTATGAACGTATCGTGTGATGCTAATATATCAAAACCCTATAATGGGGTTATTGATTCTCATAGAGAATGGTATGACTTTAAGGATTTAAGATGAACATCGAAACCACGGTTTATTACGATGAGTTCCTTCGATATTATGAAATGGCAAAAATTCAACAAAAAGAATGTAATTTAGGTTTTATTCCTCATACGGAATCATCAATAAATGATGATCTTATGAAGAATGTTCATTTGTATGATGTGGTCAATAGAAAGTACGCAGGATTTAGTCAAATACTATTAGATATGTGGCACGGTTTAGATTTTGATCATCCATATTTTGGAAAACTTCATAATGTTAGACTTCCTATATGTGAAAAGTTTGGAAATCAAGAATGGGGTATTAAAGAATGGTTGTACGTGTTCATGGTGCATAGAGTTACAGGATCTGGTATTAACTACGCAAAAAATCCTAGTGGTTACCATAATACTATTTTGCCTGAGTTTCATGATTGTGAAACAGTCGACGAAATGGTATCTAAAGTATGTCAATATAAAGACGCTATGTATACGTCTGTTGGTTATCAATTTCCAGCTTTCCCAAAGCCTACTAGTTCATATAAAAGAGGTGGCGATTATTTTTTATGTGAATATGCTCCTAAACTTATTAATGATTTTTATAAATGGTTAGTTCCTATTACGTCATTTAGGGATGCAATGGATTTTCTAGTAAACTGGAATAAAGATCAAGGATTAAGGGCGTTTAAATTTCAATATGCGGCATTTTTAGCAGATGTTGCTGATTTTTATCCAGACTTAATAGATTCAGAATCTTTATTTTTTTACGGTACTAATGCTCGTGAATGTATTAAATACATGGCAAAACCTAAAGGGAAGATGAATGAACAAGACTTTTTAGATTTAGTGACAGAGAAAGCCTGTGAAGACACAGGAGGCATTCCCTATGATGTAGAAGACGTCATGTGCGATAGTATTAGATGGATTGAGAATTATATTAAACCAGGTAAAGATTATGACCATATTTGTCGAGATTCTACATGGAATAGTTCTAAAATTAAAAATCACCCGTTTGGTCGTCAAAAGGCAATGTTAGAGTTAGGGTTAATAAAATCGTTTAATAATTTAAATGTTCATCCTTCTGATGACTATATTTTAAAAATAAATGAAATTAATGTTGAAAATTATATTTACAAATGTAAATATTTATGAAATAATAGTCTCAACACTAACGAAAACGAGAATACGACAATGAATACATTTACAAAAAAGATAGAATCAATTTTAAAAGAATTTGATGATAAAGAAATTGAGAGTGTTATTGCCAGCGTACCAGCAAGAAGGCAATCAAGACGTAATAGTATAGATAAACAAGTTAGAGGAAGTTTCAATTATCCTGAAGTTTGGTCATCATGCGGTGGTAAAGGTTGGTACAAACTTTTAGAGTGGTGCGATAAAGATTTAATTGAAATTTTAAACAAAGATCACCAAAAGAAAGTATCTGAACGTAATGCGAAAATTGCTAAAAAACTCACTGATGCAGGCGTTAAAGAGATTATTGATGGAGTCGAACAGTATAAGCAAGGTGGATTTGAAGGAACCTGGTTTTTTCAAACTGATGCTGGTAAAAAAAGAATTGAAATACAAGTAATATTGGCTGGGGGATATATTCAATGCCTACATAATCGAGTTCTTGTAAAAATTAAATAATAACCACCGCCTCGAAGGGCAACCACTCGCCCTACTTCGGTAGGGCATTTTTTTGAGGATAATATGAAAGATTATAAAAACAAACCCATACATCGATTTACTAAGCACCAAGAAATACAAATTTGGTGTTTATTGGTAGCAGGATTTATTCTAGTTCTGGAGGCATGGCTACAATGACACCAGAGGAACGAAAAGAGAAGCAAAGAATACGTATGCTTGAATATTACCATAAGAATAAGAAATATATTAACGAACGGGTTAAAGCACAAAAAAGAGCTAAAAAATTGAATATTGTAGTTACAGTAAGCCAAAGTAATATTACAAAAAAAGAGATAATGAGGTTAATAGGTGTTACGGCACTTGTACTGGATAAAATACTAAAAGATAAAAAGTATGCAGCTCCTAAACATATAGCAACCTATATCGACGGCACAATGTTATTTAATCGAAAAGAAATTATGGAATGGTTACCGTATATTAGAGAAACTTGTGCTTTTATGAAAAAAGGTAAGACCATAGTGTTATCTGGCATGGCGGCACAGATTGTTGAGTTTATGCGTAAAAATAAGGAGATAGAGTTATATTGCGATGAGTTAAGACGCCATGACCAGAGACGTTGACTATGCTTTAATGCTCCAAGTATTATATAGTAAAGGATATACTTTGTCAAGTATTGCTAAAGTCACTGGTGCAGCAGTAAGTACATTATCGACAGTAAAACAAGAGTCAAAAGATGTACCAAAGCATTGGCATGACGGATGGGAAGGAATGGTATTACAGGATTACTACCGTAAGGCAATAGGCACAAACGTTCCTTTTGTTGGAGATTATATTGAATTAGGAGACTCTAAGGATGCGGATACTTGAATTATTAATATTAGGGTTGTTTTGCTTAGTAATAATAACGGTAAATATATTATTAATCCCTTTATATATATTGACTAATATTAGGAGAAAGAAATGAAGATGAGATTTCCACTGGCGAATGAAAACGCACGTTGCTTAGGAAGCAACTGCGACAAGAAAGAAAACTGTTCCAGATACTTAAGTATTGAAGTAGATACAAAAGATTTCTTTTTCCACATGGATGCAATGAAAGAATTAAAAGAAATGGATTGTAGTTTTTTTATAGATTTTAGAGGCAATTATTATGACTATTGAAAGAGAGTTGCTTAAAAGGTTTATGACTGAACTGAAAACAGAAGAAGATGTGGTCAGTTTGTTCAATGATATAAAAGAGTGTCTTGCCGAACCTGAGCAGACTGAGCAAGAGCCTGTGGCTTGGATAATTGAAACAGAAATTCATGGAAAACTTAGTGAATGGATATGTACGGATAAAAAACATTACATGGAAGAGCATGATTCTATTAAAGAACCAATACCGCTATACACAGCACCACAAAAACGTGAGCCTTTGAGTGATGGTGAAATAACAGACTTATGGGCTAACAAATCACCTGCTAATGAATTTGAGTGCGTTAGGTTAGTAGAAAAAGCACACGGCATTGGAGGTGAGGAATGAGTAAAGAAAGAGAGTTGTTGCAATTTATTTTAAACAGCCATGCTGCAAATGGCTCAAAGTTAGACAAGTTTTGGAAAGCTAAGATAGAAGAACTACTCGCCCAACCTGAGCAAGAGCCTGA